TGAATGTGTAAACACCATCGTAACCGTCATAATCTTCCGTGGTCTCTACGGTAACTGTAATTTTCATTACGCAGCCTCTCCATCTTCAATCATAAACAATTTGTCGTCTGCACTTGGACCAGAGTTCTCGTAAGCCACATGGTCAGTAACACCGATAGCCTCAAGACGGACACCAGAGCCATTAGAGTAGGTAGAGAACTGGACCTTAGCCGCTGTCCCGTTACCCAATGCACCATCATCCCCCAACGACCACCAAGCCTTGTTCTCAGCTCCGTTAGTTAGGTTGACTACCTTTGGTTTACCACCGAAGTCTACCTCTGTCTCCACACCATTCTTGTCGGTGAATGTCATTTTGTGGTCATGGAAGCGTACCAGCTTGATGAACTTACCGATACCGAAGTTGTTACCCTGCTTGATGCGGTCATTACCCATTGGCTTAGGGTCTAGGCCACCTTGCAGCAACTCTTCGATCTGATCTTCGTCTGTGAAGTATGCGTTGACTACATACTGACCGTTAAACTTCTTTGCTTTCTTGGCAGCGTTGTTGTCGTCGCCACCCATATCTCGGTTCTCTTCAAACACCTTTGGGTATTCGAGGATCATATCCATTGTAAACTTAGCCATGTCGGGTTCCTTTGTTTAAGCTGTAGGGTTTACAGCACTGTGTTGGTAATATACTATAAGTTCATTTTGACGAATCTGTAACACTGATTCGCCAACTTATTTACTCGTTACTGAAGAAGGTCACATAGTGTTGCATAAAAGACTCAGTTGGACCTAGTGGATGTCCGCATAAGTCTTACCGAACTGCACATCAGTCCCAAGTGGGACGTTCAGCTTGACCCTCTTGTTGAGGATAACAGCAGCATCGTGCATGATCTTCTCTACGTTACCCTCGTCACCTTCCTTAACCAGAGCGATGATCTCGTCGTGGAACTGGCCCACAGACTTGATACCGTTCTTACGACAGACAGCAACCCAAGTATCAAAGCAGTAGACACCTGTGCCTTGGTTCAAAGTGCTGAACCTGTCCTTGTCACTACGCAGACTATACCAGAAACCAGAGACAGGGTTCTTTAGCCACATGCCCCCGAACAACTCCCTAACCTGTAGTGTGCTGGCAACCTTCTCAATGGCCCAGTTACGGGACCAGAAGGCGTCTAGCAGGGTCTTAGCCTCAGACTTGCTCATACCCGTCTCACGGGCCAGCTTAGGCGCTCCTACACCGTATGTGGCGCTGTAGTTGACCACCTTGTAGTTCTTGCGGAGTGCCTTGAGTGAACGCTCACCTGAATTATGCTTGTCGATGTCGTCGTGAGAGATGACACCAGCGTGTAGTGCCAAGTCAAGGTGTGGGTCAAACCCTTCCTTGCTCATCTGTTCCACATACTCAGGGTCGAGTGGCTTCATGTAGTGTCGTTTGGTCGTGTCTTCTAAGCTAGTCATGTCAGCACCAGCTAAGACGTAGCCCTCAGGGCAGGTAAGACACCCACGGATCACATCACCGTAAGGCTTGTCTACACTAGGCAGGTTGACCAGAGGCTTCATGTGCTTGAACCTGAATGTATTCGTCAGGCCAGCCACCGTAGCTTGTAGGTAGCCATCAACGTGACAGTCTAGGAACGACTTAAGTATTCCAGCACGATGAGTAAGCACGGTAAGACCATCCAGCAGATCAACAGCAGGGTCCATACTGACAAGTTCCTTGACACTCTTGCAAAGGTCTCCGTCATTACGGACTTGTTCGATTTGTCTTTCATCACCTGTCTTCTTATCCCTGATGAACTTATACGTTCGTGGTTTCCAACCTAAGCTATACAGCCAGTCCTTGACCTGATCGTTACTGTTTGGGTTACCCCGTTCTTCTCCTGTCTGGACAGTTAGGCTTTTTGCGGAGATTGGCATCTTATTCTCCGCACATAGTGCAACCCACTTCTCACCGTGAGAGGACAAGTCACCGTCCTTCTTGTGCATGACCTTAGGCTGGGTAGCCACACGGGTCAGTGCCTTCCTAGGCATAGCATCAGCTAGTTGCTCTACCTTCTCTTCCTTGAGCCTGATGATTTCGTCGTAGGCTTCCTGAGCTTTGTCTACGTCCAATTTCCACCGAAGGTCTTCTTGCTCTCTGGCACAGTCTAGCTTGAAGGTCAGGTAGTCTACCAGCCGATCTTTCTCCAGAGGGTCTTGGTAGAGCTTGTTCAGCTTAGTATCAAGATCACGCCACAGACGATTGTTGATCTTAACGTCCTCATCACATCTGTGAGCATACTCTTGTGGTGTCAGGCTGTTCCAGTCCTTGATAACAGGCTTAGGGATGCCGTAATCAACACCATACCATTCGAGACCATGCTTTAGTCTGTCGTGGTGCAGATACCAGCTAAGGGCTAGTGTGTCGATCAGACGTGCCTTTACCTTGATACCCAGTACTTTTTCCACTGCGGGGATGTCGAAGCGGATAATATTATGGCCTACTAGAACTTCTGTCTCAGTGAAGAACTTGCGCATCTCATCATAGTCGTGTGTGTGATGCACTTCTTTTCCATCGTGTGAATAAGACAAGACATGAATCTTGGTCAACTCATCTAATAGACCGTCAGTTTCAATGTCGAATACTGTCATTAGTGTGTTTCCTTAAGTGAGATTAAAGGTATGGGTCGTCGGCAGTTTCATCTTCTTCGTAAGGATCAAAGTCAGGGTCGTTCTCTTCAATCTTCTTGAGGGAAGTCCCAAGTTTACCTGCCAGATGTTCTAAACAAATAAGTATCTCCTTTGCAACACCTACACCACTCCATTCCTCTGGGTTATCCTCTGCATAAAACTTAAACTCCTCAACAGCCCCCCTAATGTCGTTTATTAACCCTTCAGAGACTGGCCGCATGACGGGGTGAGCATCGTCGTGGTCTAAAAGAAACCTTATAGATTCATGCAGGAAACTTGGCCTATAGTAGTATTTATTGTCTGGACTTACGAAAAGCAGACCTCCAGTTGATGTTATAATAGGGTGACACGGACCCTTATATTCCTTACATACCTTTCCATTCCTCTCTACTAGAGCAGATTCTTCGCCAATCTTGTCCCAAGATACCCATGAGTCTTCCATTAGTTATACCTCGCTTAGTGTAAACGTATCAGTATTAAACCGCATCATACCTGCCTTACCTTCTTCAGAGCATGGTCGGTTCTTCTCAATAGTAAGGTGTGTCGTGTTACGCTCTTGCAAGTCAGTAGAATCCTTGTCACGCTTCAAGTCAATGATGACTGATGCCCGCTGCCCGATCATACGACAATACTTCATCTGACCATCATCATTAGTGTGGGCGATAGTAACGATACCCACGTTCAACTCAGCAGACAGCTTAGACAGTCGCACAGACAAGTCAGCCAACATCTGTTCCTTGCTTTCCTCTGAAGACCCAACAAGGACATCTTGGATAGGTTCAAAGAACACAAACTTAACACCACAAGCGACAGCAAAGTATCGTATCTGGTCGATAAGATCATCAGCACCTTGACCGTCACTCAGATAGAACTGGTAGAAGTTCTCATCCTTGGTCAACTTACCGATAGCCTCAATGACACGATCCTCAGCACCCTTCTCTTCAATCAAGTCACGCCGTGTCAGGTTGTCGTTACACTCGTAAGACACAAGGCCAAGCAGTGACCTCAACTTAGTCTCTTCCAAGTGCCATGCAGCAATAGGGACACCACGCTTCAGCATGTTGTATTCCAAGAACCGCATCACTTCTGTCTTACCAATGCCTGTAGGTGCCTTGATAACCGTGAAGTGACCCTGCATCAAACCCAAGATTTTATCGTCTAGTGCTTGGATACCCGTAGGGATAAACTGATGCTCAGGCGTATCCTTGTACAACGACAAGAAGTCCTGTGTGCTGTTCATCACGTTCTCAGGGACATACTTTCGTGCGTTCCACCATGCGCTCTTGAAGTCTGCTGCCTTACCTGCCTGTAGGAACTCATTAGCGTCCTTGTAGGGTCGATGGTCAACACGGTAGACCTTGTTAGGGAACAACTTAGACACACGGTCAGCAAGAGCATTACCAGCATCATCATTGTCAACTGACAGCACGATCTTATCGAAACTATTGAGCCAGTCTGCACAGTTCTCCCAGAGCTTCTTAGAGGGCGTAGCAGAGGGTAGTGACACTACTGGGTTGGTGTAGCCGCTCTTGAGCATCTGAGCCACTGACAGGGCGTCCAGTTCACCCTCAGTGATGGTAACCATCTTAGAGCTACCAGCAGTAAACATGTTCATACCGAACAGTTCGTCACCTTTAAACCCTGCCTTGGCGTAGAAGCCTTTCTCTGTCAGGTTACGGACTTTAATTCCGCCGGAGGGGTATACATACTCTTGACGGTTGTCGTAGGTCAGTACCCCGTAGTCCTCCATCGTCTTGGTGTTGATGCCACGCATGTTGACGTAACGACCATCTGATACATCTTCGATCAGCTTTGGTGTGAACGACATAAAATTATCACCTCTCTTTGTCGGGTATCTATCTTCAGCCCAATCGAATTTATTTCCACTGGACGGGTATTTTCCATCGCATGAGTGACACTTCCCAAAACCATCATCGTTGTAGCTGAAGGCGTTAGATGAGCCACACGAGACGTAAGGACATGGTTGATGTGGATGTTCTGCCATGTGTAACTTCTCCTAACTTAAGTTATAACCTAAGTTATATTACTTGTTGTTATTACTAGTAGGTGAATAACTTAAGCTATAACTTACGTTACTCCTACTTACTTATAAGGTCATTCTGCGGAACCTGTAACATCACGAATTGTTACAGTAAGGCACCCTCTAGCTTGTCTAATGCAGCCTTTTCATGTCGTGACACCCACATCTTGTTAGTTTCAAGGACTTCACCCACCTCATCTTGAGTCATATCTTGGTAATATCTCATCTTGATGATTGCAAACTCTGTTGGCGTTAGTGATAACTTTGCAACACTTAGTAGGTAGTCACTGTAGTTCTTGGCCTCATAGGCAATGGCATGGTCATCTGTGAAGATGGTGTCGTTGTCAAGAGATTCAGTCTTGTTCGATACCGCATCCATCAGACTGCATAGGGTGACTTCAGAGACCCCACTGAGGTTATCTAGGCCCTCACCCCCAGAGATGGCATTAGAAGCCGCCCTAGAGGCCCATGTGCAGGGGATAGACACTGCCTTGACCTTGATGTTCACATAGTCATTCATTGCCCTACGGGCTGCACCTACAAGGTCGGACTTATTCGTCTTACCAGCCCGTAGACACTCATAACAGGCAAGCATGCCTTCACTCACAAGGTCTTCATACTGGTCCTTACTACGATAGCGATTAGCCAAGCTCTTGCACAAGATGTGTAGTTCATCGTCAGTCATTGTGTCCCTTTCAAATCTGCAAGGATAGCGCAGGCAGCATGCAAGGCAGGCACAAGGGTATGACCCTGATCTGCATATGGTTCTAAGTCACGGACAAAAGCCTGCACCTTTTCTAATGCCTGCACAGCCTTGGCTAACTTGGCATCCAGTTCCTCGATGTGGTCGGCTGCTGCGCTCATTAGATTGCGTTCAGTTGTTTCAGTGCCGAATGTGGGGTCGCGCAGCCGCTTTACCAGATCATCAGTCATCTTTCGCCCTCACCCTCTTGTGACAGTTCTTCTTGTCGTTTACGGATCATATACGCGACATCATAAAGAGTGACATCTGGACATGAACGTAAGACCTCAGATATTTCATCTAGTGTCATAGTCATTCTCCCATCAGTGCAGGCCAGCTTACAGGAAACAGGTCACCCATCACCTTGCTGATCTGATCGGCCACTACACGGCTCTCATACTGAGTGTCAGAGGCACAGCGTAGGCGACACATGCTTGCAAAGGCATCCAGAGAACCCGACCAGTACCATTCCGTCATAGTAGACTGGGGCAGAACCATGCGGGCCATTTCAGGTGCCACACCCACTTTAAGTAGGCGCTTGTAAAAAATACCTACCACCAGATTTTCCTCGAATATGTACTCCGCCATTGTTTCTTTGTAGGCGTCTGTGTAAGGCTCCCCTGTGTTTGTGATAATATCCATGTTGATAACCCCATCGCTACCCTGCTTCTTATCCGCAGACTTACCACGCCAGACCTCAGGGACATAGAACTCAGGTTCATCTGAAACGTATCGACGACTTATTTCGTTCCAACGTAAAAACTTATGTTTCTGAAGCTGTCGTGCAACAAAGATAGGTGCCTTCACATGGAAGCTAGCA